AATTCTGCTCTTCCGTCACCACTGATTACCCAACCAGTTGTTCCAGAAGTCCAAACTCCAGTATTATTATTATAGGCGCCGTTATAATTTGATGATCTTATAATCGCCATATTTGCTGGAGCCACAATATTAGATTGGGTACCTTGTTGCTTCAGGATTATTTCATGTGCCCCAATTGTGCCTGCAGTAATCTTTGCTGCTGTTAGGTTTGCAATGTGTGAACCAGGAATCATGTCTGTAGCCGTTGAAGCTTTAAGACCAGAACTTGGAGTCCAACCACTTTCATTACCTGAAGTGTCGACAGTCTTTATTCTTCCGTAATAAACAACATCAGTCTGAGCTACAGTAGCATCTGCTGCATTACTGTTGTCTGGAACGTCAATTGAAAATACTGTTGCTGTTGCGGTGCCAGAAGAAATTAGATTTGCACCAAGTGCGTCTGAATAAAGCTCATACTTATACCCATTAACATCTAGTTCTACTGTTGGTTCAAATTGAAACATAACAGATTTATAATTTCCATAAATATAAAATGTATTTATATCTATTGCTCCTGGAACAGTCTGATCTTTTGGAGTATGGATTCTAATAGACTCATATGGATCATCTATCGCTGATATTTCAGTATTCTTAACCTTTAGGGCTATTAGATAATCTTGGTCCGGTTTTAAGCCTGTTATTGTTTTGATAATTTTTGCCATTATTTAACGCTGCCTGTTGTCTTAAAAGCTATGCTTGAATTAATTTCTTCTTGATCTATTTGCAATAAATAATTCTTAGAAAAAGAATAACTTGATATTTTTACATCGTTGCTAGTAGAGCTCGTATTTTTATTGGAACTAATTTCAATTTCAAAAGAAAAATCTCCATATATTTCATCATATGTTGAAAACATATTTTGATCTTCAACACTAAATGTATATACCAATTGGTTTTCTTGGACCGTTGATGCGTACAGGTCAATCTCTATGCCCTGTTTTATAATGCTTTGCCCACCACCATTTGCAGAAGTCTTGATTATTTTCAGCAGAAGTATTCCAGAGTTTGGAGTCTTTTCTGCATATATCTTTAGGTTTGGTCCAGAAAAAGTACCCATTAACTTTGATCCAATAGTTGAGCTTTTTTTATTTACCCAAATTCCAGAATCACCTAAATAACTCAAGTTTGCAATTCTTACATTGTTTGCATCCCCGGTTACAACAGAGGAATAAAAATTAATACTGTTTGATGATCCCTGAGTTTCTGTGGCTATAAAATTTGCACCACCTGGATTAGTTGTTGAAACATAGGAGTTACCCGAATATGTCAAATACTGTATGTCGTCTTTGTGATAGTAAATATAATAATTGCCAACAGGCTTTTGGCTGGCGTCAACATTGGTTACTGACTTAAACCAAAGGTTGTTTTGGTATGCTGGCAGGGTTGGATTTCCAACAAGTAGACTTTGAGTGACGGTATAGCTTGTGTCAGTTTCATAAACAACCACATATGAATCTGAGTCTGCTTTATTCTTAATAAGACCATCTTCGTAATAGTAATATCTATTTAAATCTAGATCGTTAAGATTGACATGAACCCAATCTCCAACTTTTAAAAATTCATTTAAAAATGGAAATACTATTTTCCTTCTCACTGGTGGCGTTACTGTAGAGGACGATTTTGTATAGGTAAACCAAGTCATATTTATACCTCATTATACAATATTTCAAACTCATAAGAGTCTAATTTATCGTCTTCTATTTCTACTTCAAAGGTGGCATCAAAAATGATTCCGCCTCCAGTTAAAACGCTTTGTGTAAGATTAGTTAAAGTTATATTGCTATAGGGTGTTGTAGACGAGGAATTGTAATAATTTTGTCTTGCAGAAGAATAGTCTATATCTAGAGCACTTATTGGTGCAGACCCATCTATGCCAGAGTGAGAGTGAGTGGCTATATTAAGGCCACCAATTTTTGCCTCATCTGACATTTCGATATTGCCAGTTATTATTCCACCGTCTCTTCTAAGATATTGTGGGTGTGCGTCACCATCTAGTCCATCTAGATCTCCATGGGAAGATCTTAAGTCCATTCTTTTTTCTGAGTCAATAGGAATATCAATAAATATTTGTTTATACTTTTGCAATTCTTCAGTTTCTACAGGAACTATAACTTTTATTCTTTGTGTGGCCAAATACTCTAATTGAGTTATATAATTAACATATCTTCTTTTCAGTCTTATCATCTGAGTAAGAGCATCAACTTTTTTACTCATTTGACTTCTTCTTTCAACATAGTCAGAAGTAACCGAACCAAGGTTTCCAGTCACAGAGTTTCTTGCAACAATAATTTCTCCCAACAGCGTTGGACATTCATTTGCGATAGATGTTGTTGTGAAATCTAACATAAGCGGTTCTATAACTTTTGATTTAAAAGTAAGAGCAGGCAGTAAATAGTTAGAATAAAAAACACTACAAGTATCTACAGTATCCCTCTTTAGACCATTAGATAAGGACTGTATCTCTGATATGTACGAATTTATTTTGAGCGAAAAAAAAGCTTGGAATTGGGCTGCTTGTTTTTTAGAGACTTGATCCAATTCGGATTGGGGAATTGATGTTGGCGGGTCTGTGATTTCCTTGGCAAGCTGTTTCGTATAGTGGATTGCTGTCTTTGCCCAGTCTGATAAGTGCCTTGCAATTTCGCCTTCGGTTTCATCTCTATATGTCTCCCCCAGTTGATGTGTCACTATATTTTTAATAATTAATATTTCATTTCTTAAATATGATAATACTTTCTTAGTTTCTAATAGATGACCAAATGATGTGTAGTTTATGGTTAGATCATACTGTTTTACTAATTCCCTACAGGATCTGCATTGGTGTTTTGCGGAATACTGATATTCGCTATATGGAATAAAATTAGGAAGAGATAAACTACTGGCATCTTTGTTATGCTTTAGCGCATCTTGCCATACTGCTTTGTGTGAATTTTCAAGATCAATATTGCAGTATGCGTTAATATTAACTTGATCTAAGTTTGATTCTATTTCTTTTAATAATTGCGTAATAATTGATTCGCAGTAATAAACATTATTTCTTACCTCTAATACGGTTGGCTGAGATAGGGTCGTTATATACTTTGTGTCTGGAGTATTAATTCCATACATGTTATTTATTGAGTCTCTAGCGCCTATCGAAAGTAAGCTTGATGACTCATTTGCTGTATCGGCAAAAACATTCTCTACTGGATTGCTTTGTCCTAAACCATATTGTGCCATTAGAAAGTCTTTCTTCTTATAGTCGAATTAGACCTACTGCCAAACGACTTTTTATGCCCAAATTTTTGAGGCATGAGTTTATCGGCTCTGCCACTTGGGATAGATCCAATTTTAGCATCTTTGTCGTCATCATCTTTGTCGTTTACTGACTTTGGCATAAAGAATGTGTTAGAAAATGACTCAGTTCTTGCTGCAAATTTAGCTTTATGTAGATCACTGTAATTCTCTGTAATTGCAAGCAAGGCCAATATTAAAGCATCGTGTGCGTGGTCAACTGCTGATCCACCAGCTTCAAATACTGGTCTTCCTGTTTGAGTGGTTCTTAAAACAACATAAGAAATAAGCTGCATATACATTTCTGCGTCTCTTTCAGAAATAGCTAAAACTTCTTTTTCCAAATATTGTCTAAGATTGTCAACCATGTATGGTTTAATTTCTTTTTTAACACTTTGCTTTGTATATGGATCTTTAACATCTATAGTTTCGCTAAAGCTTACGCCTTTAACTCTTTCTTTAAGTCCACTCATAGGATTCTCAACACCATATTTATGGAGTAGCTCAACTTGAACCTCTCCATAACCTCTGTCAACATAAATATGCTTTGGTTTAAATATGTCGTTAAGTTGAACTATTCTTGATACGGCTTTTGTTAAAGTATATTCTGATTTAGGAATTTCTTCTCTGTAGCAGATTTTTACTTTATTTCTAAATCTTTCTTCTTCATATGAATCTGAACAAACCTCTAAAACGACAATATTTGTACCAGCTCCATATTTGTCCCAGTCAACACCTATTGTGTGAAAACTTCTTGCTGAGGTTAGCTCAGCATTGTAGTTCCAACCTGGTTCCATAAAGGCTTTATCAACATATTTTCTAGGATAAACACCTTCTGCATCTTCGCCCCAGTCAGCTTCAATTTCGTGTCTATATCCAATTTCTGAATACTGTTCTCTAAATTCATCTTCTTGGTCTTTGGAAAAATATGGGTTGCAATATGATGGAAACCAAAATTCTTTAAATCTTGCACTTCTGCACCACTCCCAAAATCTCTCTCTTCTACCAGTTGGTGTAGACGCGCCAATCAAAACCTTATCTGGTTGATCTTCAGCCGTTTTCTGGAGCATGGCGTATAGTGCATCAAGGTCGTCTGCGTGCATATAGTCCATTTCGTCTAACACAATCATGTGTGCTTCCTGACCACGAGCTACGTCTGACTTTCCGCCTGAGCGCATGCCTGAGGTAAAGAATCTAATTGTTGATCCATTAGTAAACTGGATCATAAACTGAGGACTTGTTACTTTTCTTGTTATTGAATTCATAACAATTTCATTTTTAGAAGCAAGTCTTAAAATTTCTTGATAGATTAATTCAACATGTGATTTCATCGGAGCAATAACAAGACATCTTCCATCTTTGTGTGTATAGCTATAATGTATAAGCGCAATTGCCATACTAAATGTTTTGCCAAGACGACGACCAGCTCTAAGAACTTTTCTTAGTGATGGATCGCGAAGAATAAGTGTTTGATAAACTCTAGTTTCTGCTTCAAGAAACTGTCTTGCCCAAATACAAGGATCTTTAGCTACATGTATTTGTCTTTGTTGTTCAGCTGAAATTCCTAATTCCATTAATTCAAGATCTAATTCAAACGGTTCATCAACTAAAAGGGAAAGCTCTTGATTTGTTAATGGTCTTTCTATAATTGGCTCACCACTAGCCCAGTTAAGATGGTTTAATTTATTTTTAAATACCCATTCAATTCTATTAATTTGTTTATATGTTTCAACATCTTGGTCTTTAATAATTTCAATTAAATCTTCTCTAGAAAGTTTTTCTAATGACTTTCTAAAAGCTGTTGTTTTATTCTGTAAAGAGTTCATATATTATCCAAAATGAGCTGCCATCATACCAGCTTCAGATCCAAGCAAGCTGCGTGCATTAAGTCTTGAATTTTGAATTGCCATGACACCTCTAGCCCTTGAAGTTGCTGCTACTTCGTTATCTTTAAATCCTGTACCAAACATTGGTTTATTAATAGTTCCTTGCATTGATTTCATGGCGTCTTTGGCAAAGTTAATTCCACCAACTGCCATTTTGCCAATACCTTTACCTATATCATACATCAATTGTCCGGTTGATAGCACATTAAGTGGTGTCATTGCTGCTCCAGCAAATCTTGTTGCACCCATTGCTCCCATTTTTGCAGCAACTCGTGTACTTCCCCCAGATCTGGCGTACTGCACAGCCATGCTCATCATCTTAGCGCCACCTTGACCTCTATTAATGAAGTTTCCAGCGTACTTTCCTGCTACACCAAAATCATCCATAAACTGAAGATGACCAGCTTTACCACCCAATGCTCGTGCAACTCGTGTAGTCACAGCTCTTTGTCCTCTGGACATGTTAGCAACGTCTAATGTTCCTTTATAGAATGAAGTTATTCTATTGCTTAATAATCCTCTTGTCATAGTGGAAGCAATTGCGTTTGATGGATTTGCAGCTATTGCAGCAGCATTAGTTGCAGCAGCAGCGTTTCCAGCTGTTACTGCACCTCTTCCAGCTGCTCTTACGCCTAGTCTCAAAGCGTCGTCAGTTATCATTCCAGGTGGTGCCATAGCTGCCATTGCTCTTACGTTTGCTCTTGCAGCTGTTGCAGCAGCGTTAACTGCTGGTCCATTTACAATTGCATTCATTGCTGGATTTGCTGCTGACTGAACTTGTTTAATGTTGTTTACAATATTTGCCCTTTGGGCTTGAGCTCTAGTGAATCTTTTTAATTCTCTACCTTTTAGAGCAGCGCCTCCGCCTCTAGCTTCACCAATAGCAATTGTTTTTTCTATTCCAGAAAGTTTATTAAGTGTATCTATTCTTCCTAGTACGCCACCACTAAATGCTCTGTCTGTTTTTGGATCAAAATCATCTGCAAGGCCCATTACTTTTCTAAAGCCTTCATTTTTTGATAATTTTCCAGTAATAGTGTTTACTGCGCCACTAAAAACCTGGAATGGGTTATATGATCCTTTTATATCTCCTCCGCCAAGAGCGCTGACGCTATGTAGTCTATTTATTGCTCTAGGATTTAGGTTGTTAAGTCTAGCTGTGCCAGCCATTGGGGTTTTTCCAGCTGCTGCTGCTCTTGCTGCTCTTCTAGAAAGAATAGGAGATCTTGTTAACGCACTTCTTCCTCCTGCACCCATAAATGAAGATGCACCGCCTGGTTTTATAAATTTCCCATCAACAATAGCGCCGTATTTTCTAGCTCTTCTCATCTGCCTTGCAGTTCCTGGACTAGCTATGTCCATGAAACCACCTCTAACCATAGTGTTTCCATATCGCCTAGAGTTAATTAAGGCGGATTGCATGACTCCTGGCGTAAACATAGCAAAGTCATAAGGACTGCTTAAGTCTGGTGGAGTTTGTGGCCCCGGCTGCATACCTATATCTGACATTAACCTCTCCTCTGATTGTGCATACCAAGGACTATGTTTCCGCTTGCATTTAATCTTTCTGCTGTTAATGCAGATTGGTTATAAAAGGGTGATTGACTCATTATTTGTTGGTTCGCTCTTGCTGTATTAATTGGACCAGCGACTCCTCCGGCCAATCCTGCTCCTCCACCAATAAGTGCTCCGACCGTAGAAGCAGCAGCTAACCCCCTTCCTTTAAGGCCCATTTTTCTTCCAACCATAGCTGCACCTAAACCACCAATTCCTGCACCTATTGCTGGACCTCCAATTAATGCTCCTCGTCCACCAACATTTACACCATGTCTTATTGCATTAGATGGAAAAATTCTTCTTGCAACAGTTGACCCTGGTAGTCCCGATGCACCATAAAGCATCGACGGTGTTAAGTCAGTTCCTATTACTTTTTGGTCTGCTTGTGGGTCTCCAAAAGCGATATCCATTCCGGCATCAATTGTTGCTGGAGCTACCTGATCATAAAAACCTTTTGCTCCTAGACCAACCAGCATGGCTCCCATGCCGACTTTTCCAGCTGTGCCCATACCACTAAATCCAGAGGCTTGACTTACTAATCTTCCTGCTCGACCAAGAACTGACATATCTATGCTCCGTATAAGTGATTATATTTATTTGCGCCCATTTGGGTATGGCCTATTTTATTTCTATCTAAATTACCAACAACTCCAGCTGTTACAAGAGGATCTCTTCTTGATGAGGTTTGCCTAGCCATTGCTTGATCTACTCTATTGAAGTCACTTATTGACATTGGACCCTCTTGTTCCAATGGCTGTTGCTCCATCACCTCGTTTAATGGATCTTGTTTAGCTTTCCTTGTAGCTAAATAGTAACCAGCACTTAGCGCAGCTACAGCTCCTACTGATTTATATACTCTTGGTTTAATTACTTTTAATCTTTCTAATAGATCTTGATTTCTGCCTGAACCAGCTCCCTCATATGCTGTCTTTAGTCTATCCAAGAACTTTGGCTCTTCGTTGGCTCTTCTAATTCCAGCTTGTAATAAACCTAGTTGTGAGGTTGCAGTACTTCTAGTTACCAAATCTTCTCCAACACTTGTTCCCAATCTTCTTGCCTCCCTTAGGGCATCATCAGACACTCTAGGGGCCAGTGTTACGCCTTCTTCAGAGATATTTGCAATTGAGTATTGAAAACCTTTTTGGGAAGCTACAGTATCTGAATCCACCCCTTCTGCAACAGTATTTATTACATCTGCAATACTTTGAGATCCTTCTTCTGGAAGTATTGATCCAAAACCAATTCCTGATCTTTGTATTGTTTGAGATAAACTTTCTATAGTTGTTTTACGTTGTTCTTCTCCAAACTGAACTAGAAGCCCTAAAGCTTGATCTTCAGTTTCTGCTAATCCAGCTTCAACCATAGCTTTTGGTGTTTTTATTGTTTTAAACTGTTCAGATAAAGTATCAAAAATTGATTCTGCTTCTACTAAAGCTCTTCTTTTTTCTAATGCTCCAGTTCCTCTAACCACTTCTCCACCAAGTACTAAGTTTACAGTTGGATTTAGTTCTTCAATTCTTCTAGTTGCTACAGATAATCTTACAGAATGAGACTTTAATCCAATAACCGATTCATCTAACATACTAACTCTTTGACCTCGTGCATTTAGAGTTTGTATTTTTGGCAAAACTGAAGATGGCAGTAACAATACGCTCTCATTTGCAACTAATCTTTTTTGAGTTCCAGCATGAAATATTCCTGTATCTCCAAAAAATTTCATTGTGTCACTTAATCTATCTGACAAGATCGAAACTCTTGCATCATCTACTGCTACGCCTAAAGCTTGCGCAATTAGTGGTTTATTTCTGGCACCTTGCGCTGATGACAGTTCTGATAAAGTAACAAATGCAGATCTAATTTCTGGGTTAATAGATGCAGAACCGATTCCAGCATCATAGACAGATTTTATATATGCCTGCCCAACATCAAGCCCTATGGCATCTAATCTTCCTCTCATTAATCCAGTTATTGAGGTGTCTATTAATCCAGTGTCTGGCATATTTGGATAACCTATGTTTGTTCTGGTAGCTGTCATTCCTGCTATAAATTGAGCCTCATTAGCGTCGTTAATTACTGGAGTTACCGCATCAATTAATGGAACTGCTGTCGTACCCCTAATTAGGGCGTTAGTCATTTCTATGTTTCCAGCTCTTATTGGACTTATTCCTGTTGAAATAACTTGAGCTTGAGCGTTTGGTAAAATTGCACTAGCTGGCAGTGCTCTCTCTCTTTGTAGAACGCGCTTTATATAAGCTGGTGCATCAAAACCAGCGGGAAGATCTTGAGGCAGAGCTTCTGGACCAGAAAAAAGTCTAAACGAACGTGCTTTTGGATCAAATTTTATAGTTCCACTTAAGCCACTCAATGCAGGGTCTGCAAACTCTGTTCCAAAATCAGCTATATCTAATTCAACTCCTCTAAGCGCATTTGTTTCCATTAAATTGTCAAACACTGATGAAGTCAATGTTCTTACATCAGCAAGATTTGTTGTCATAGTTATAGCTCTAGACGCAGGAATATTTCTTATAGCTCTCTTAACTAAGAGTGCACTTTCTGGGCTAAGACCAGTTAAATCAACCCCGTCCATTGAATCATTGCGCGTAATTTGTTTTAAGTTTCTAAGTACAGCTCCAGTTACTCTTGTGTCAACAACAGAAGTGTGGGCTGCCTGACTAGTTCCTAGTATCTCTAAAAGTTCTCTCTCATCTGCTGTTCCTTCTGCAAGAAGTTTTGTAAAATTTGTTGATTCAATTATATTTTCCAAGCTGTTAATAGACACAGCTTCACCAGCAACTCTTGTTCTATGTAGTGCTTGTGGAGACATCAGACCCTGTGTGGCTATTGCTGCTTTTTGTTCAACAGAAACTGTAGCCGAAGATATAGTTGCAGCTGTTTGGTTGGCCAAGTGTTCTCTTACTAGCCCAAGAACATCAATAGCTGCTCCAGCTGCGGTCTTTGATTCAAATTGTTTTAATAGAGCGTCGCCTCCTGCATCCATAAATTCAGGAATAGATCTTAGTGTTTGAGCGTATTTTGGTATGTCAAAAGCTAATGAGTTATATCCGGCGTGAATCTCTCCGTCTGCGTTATATCTTTTTAGTTGTTTAATAAAATGATCTGCTGCCTCTTGCCTTCCTGCGGCTGTTGTTACGTCAAAGACTCTGTGTATATTAGACGCATCGCCAGCTTCCCTGGCTATTGTTCCAGTGGCAAAATCTGCAATTCTATTTAGGTTACGAGGATCAGTTGAAGGAAGACCTTTTAAACTTGGAGTTATTATTGATACTGTGGGTTCTTGCCCATACCCAGGGACTCTTCTCAAAGATACGCCATCTAAAGAGCCCCTACTTACTTTATACTTTTCTGATCCCTGTGATCTCATTAAAGATGAGTTAGTTACATCATCTGTTTCTAAGTCCGAAAAGTTTACAACAGTACCATCTGGTAAATCATCCAAAGTTAAGCGCCCACCTCTTTCAACATTTGCCCTTAACGTTTTGGTCGCAGGAAGATTACTCATACCTATTCTAAACGATTGACTTGGAGTTGTGTTTTTCCCTACTGCTGCATTTGGATCAATAGAAAATGTTGCGCCTTGAAGGATGTCTAGCATCGGTTCGTATCCTTCAGCTGTTGATGCTATATATCTAGATGTAACTCTTGCTGGGTTTGTTGAAGGAGTGTATAGACCAGGCAACCCGACGTTAGTTATTAATTCTCTTGTTTTTAATACTCTAGTATTAAATATTTCCCTTAGTTGATCTCGTGCTTTTGTACTGCTTATAAGCTGTAAATTTATTGGGGCATCCTCTGACAGTGCTGCTTCTAGTACAGCTTTTCTTGCTGCAGTTTGATTTATACCTTCTCTAAGTTCTTTGCCAATTGCTAATCTAAATTCTCTTTCAAATTCAGAATATGCCAACAATTGATCATCTACAGAACCAAATACACTTCTGTAACCCTGATGACTTGCCGTTAATGGAGCTTCAAGATTTCTTCCGATTGCGTCAATTGTTCTTGCGCGAGTATCTGACCCTAAACCAAATACATCTTCTCCCAAATTAGCAAACATGTCATACAGGTTTTTAAATGGGCCTGCTACTGTTTCATCAGCTTCTATCATTTTTGGCCCGACTACACTACCAACGCCCAGACCCTTATAACCAAATGCTGCCCTATCGCGCCTAGCTTTAGCTGCTGCACTAGCTCTCTGTGCTGCACTTCTGCCGTTGCGCCTGTTTACCATGTTTTATTCCTTACTTTTCTTCAATTACCTCAGAGTCTATGATGTAATCATCGAGTTCTGATGTTCCTAATTTTTGCTTTAGAAGCTTTTCTCTTTGACTCTCTACAGCTTGAACTCTTCCAATGATGTCAGATATTGCTTGTGCGGTATCTAGTTGAACTTGACCAACTTTAGCTTTAGCCTCTCTTGTAGCTAATAATTGGTTTCTTAAATCTTTTCTTCTTTTGTGAAGTTTATCCTCTAGCTCAACTGCTAAGTGTAATTCTTTTTTTAGAATTGGTTGTCCATCTTGATCTACTCCAATAATATTTTCTTGCACAAAATGCTCTTTTGCTAGAAGTTTTGTTTTACGCAAATATTGAACCTCTTGGTCAACCAAATCTCTAACCATAGAAACTTCTACTAAGTTATTTGGATTAACTTCTAACTGCTCCAAGTACTCTGCAGTAAATTGTGCAACCATTGACATTTCTATCGGGCACGGTTTATTTCTTGGTGCAAGATTTTCTTTCATTAGTGGACATGTAGTTGCAAATATACATTTTTCTGCTTCACAGTTCATTGGTATGGATGAAAACATCGTAGATCTTGTTTTTTGTGGTCTTATTAAATCTACTGCTTTTTCTTTTTGATCATCAGTCCAGTGTTCTGGAAAAAACAAATCTGGTCTTAATGACTCAAATTGTTTCATAAAATTATTTTTACTATCTGGCTTTTGTAATTCTGACATTTGACACCATTCTATGGATATTGAGACATAATTTCATTTAAACTCTTTTGTAACTTACTTATTATTTCAGCATTTGTTCCGGCATTTGTTATTAGACCAACTTCTCTCATTTCATCTGGAGTAAGTGACGAGCTAATAATGTATCTTGCGCCTTTGCAAGTTTCGCAATAGACTTCTTTTTCTTCCATAGAACAAATGCAAGGATCTATTATAGAAAAGGCTTCTAATGCCTTAGCTATTTCATACCACTTGTTTTTAAACAGTTTTTTAGTCTGCTCTTTATAAGCTCTAAGCTTTTGTTGATCACTAGATAAAAGCGTGCCCATATCCAATGATTGTTTCATTAGCTCCATAATTGTTCTATACAAAAAGTTAGGTAACTCAAAGTCATCATTTTCATTTATGTACATTTTCCAATTATTCATGTCATTAATGATAGCGTATTATGCGTATCTTCCAGAGCCTTGTGGTGATGATATTGGATTTATTGGCTGAGAAGGTGGTCTATACATTCCTTTTGTTCTATCATGGGTCATCATATTCATACCCGCAACTCCAAATAAACCTGAAGCTACTACATTCTTGCCAGATTTAATTTGAGTAGCTCTTGCAGCTCTAGATGCAGCTAGTCTAGATGAAGCGCTCCCTCTCATGCCAACTGGCATGCTGGTGCCCATGGCAGATGAGGCTGCTGATGCTGCCTTGCGTCCAGTAGATGTTGCTCTACCTATGGTTGCAAACATGTCTCCTATGTATTTTCTACCTATTCCTGCTGGCATTATTTGCTCCTAGTAGTTATACATTCCTGTTGGTCTGCCTTTAGTTTTATCTAGGCCAGATCTACGGCCACCAATAACTGATCTACCAGCTGCAATTCCAGCAGCTCCCATACCTATTTTCTTGGAGTGTGCTTTAGCGAAACCTCTTGCGCCCAGTGATCTGTATGACGCCGGCATCGAAGAAACTCTTTTGGCTATGTCAGAAGCTCTCATTTATTACCCCTAAACGAATATTGTATCTATATAGTAATGTTAAACTTCTTTTAATAGACTTGTTTTTTTATTTGGTTTTTGAATACTAAACTTAAAAAGGTCATCTTCATAGTACATCTGAAAGATACTGCCCCTAGGAATGGCGGTATTTATCATACTGTCTGCAAGTGGTGATTCCATTAATTCTCTTCTTACTTGGGCTAATCCTCTTGCTCCCTTTATGCTATCTATACCTTTTAGGATCAATCCATCAATAACATTTTGGCTATATTCAAATGAATAGCCCTTTTTTCTAAGCTTGTCGGCAACGATAGACATTTCAAGTTGCGCAATCGTTTGGCAGTCGGATTCTGATAAATAGTTAAATATAACAACTTTATCAATTCTATTTAAAAACTCTGGTTTAAAGTGTTTTTTAATTCCATCATTTGTATTTCTTTCCAAGATTGATCTTTCTGGAATTTTCTTCGTTCCGGTCTTATAATTAACATCTCTATTAAAACCAGTGCCTCCAGCAAGCAGGTGCTCACTAGTTTTATCATTACCCAAGTTTGTTGTCATGATGATAATTGCGTTTTTAAAATCTACCAGTTCACCTTTTGAGTCAGTTAGTACACCATCATCAAAAACTCTTAAGAATGTGTTCCAAAGATCTGGGTGAGCTTTTTCAACTTCATCAAGAAGTACTACGCTTGACGGAAATTGCTTTATAATATTAACAAGTTGTCCACCTTCGTCATGACCAACATATCCAGGAGGAGAACCTATCAATTTTTGATTCTCATGCTTATGTTGAAATTCCCCACAGTCAATTCTGACCATTGGATGATCATTTCCAAATAAATACTTATGAAGTATATTTGCTAGGTGCGTTTTACCAACTCCAGAAGAACCAGCAAATAAGAAAACACCAAGAGGTCTGTCGTTATCACTTAAGCCTGCTTGGGATCTTTTAAGTGAAGAAACAATTGCTTCGATTGCGGCATCTTGGCCAATAATATTAGACTTTAAGTGGTTTTCTAAACCAAGGTATTTTTGTTTCGAGATCTGCTTTATTTTTGGCTTAACTTTATCCTTAGTTTCAAATGGATAGTCATCGGCATCTAATTTAGGGTATTTAGAACGCATGTTTTTTAGGGAATTCAAAAATGCAGAAGATAGATCGTCGTCTAGGTCCATTGGGCCAATGTCTTCTGGAATTCCTGTATAAGCAATGTTTAGCCACATGTCGATATCTAGACCTGGGTTAAGCATAATACAGCCGGTAAAGAGAGAATCTAAACACGACTGTGCAGCATCTCTACTCATGAGCCTTAGGGCGTCTGTGATGTCTGACTTAAGATTAAAAACAAAAGTTTCAACTACTTTTTTTCTAAAAGAAAGAATATCTACCTTCTTATTTTCTTTCTTATAATTAGAAATAAACTCGTCAAGGTTTTCTGGCTCAAGAACCTTAAACTTGGCGTAAGCGGCAAGTTCTGGAACGTAGATCTGGTATATCTTCATCTTGCCTCGATTCTATTTAACCTTAATTTATAGTAAATAAAAATTATTGTTTTGGTCAGAATCTAGACAGTGTATGGATACACTAAGTATTATTATAATTTAGTGTATTCTTTTGTTTAAGGCTTTCTATACCCAGTATACACACACTGTCAAATTCTTGTCAAGTTATTTACGAATATTTTCGATATCTGGATGATTTTCCACACACGGACCAAAAATCGACCAAAGTTTAATTAGGTCAAATGGGCTCTTAATCTTGGTCTCTAGCAGATGCACAGCTCTGATGTAGTCAGGGTTTAAATCTATTTTTCTATTCATCTTCTCTCCGTTTATGGTGTATACTTTGCGCCTTCATTATACCACGATACCCTTGAGGAAAAGATGTATAGAGTAAACACAAGTAACGAAGAGTTGAATAAGTTGTACACATTGCTTAACAAGGTTTCAAATGCAATGCTTGGATCAGATCCGCAAACAAGAAGACAGTACATGCAAATAAAAGAAAACGTGATAATTAAAATCAAAACAATTGAACAGCAGCTTGCCTCACAGCAGTAGAAGGTGATAAACTATAATCATGACTGAAGGAATATCAAAACAACTTGAGTTGGCCATAGCTCAAATAGATAGACAATATGGTGCCGGCTCGGTAATGAAACTAGGTTCATCAGATTTTGAACCATGGCCATCTGTTCCAACTGGAGCACTGTCGTTAGACAGAATTCTTGGCATTGGTGGTTTACCAAGAGGTAGAGTTGTAGAAATCTATGGACCAGAATCTTCTGGTAAATCAACGTTAGCATTGTCAATTGTTGCTCAAGCTCAAAAGCTTGGTATCACGTGCGCGTACGTAGACGCAGAGCACGCATTGGATCCTGTTTACATGCAGGCTGTTGGAGTTGATGTGGATGAATTAGTTTTCACTCAACCAGATTACGGCGAGCAAGCACTAGAGATCGTAGATAAGCTTGTTGCCACAGGAGAGCTTGGAGTTATTATTATTGACTCAGTTGCAAGCTTAATTCCAAAAGCAGAACTAGAAGGCGACATGGAATCAGCTCAGATGGGTCTACAAGCTCGTATGATGGCCAAAGCCATGAGAAAGCTAGTTGGACAAGCTAATACTCACAAAACGCTCCTAGTGTTTATTAATCAGCTTAGAAATAAGATTGGAGTCATGTTCGGTAACCCTGAAACCACTCCAGGTGGTATGGCACTCAAATATGCAGCGTCTGTTCGTATTGATATCAGAAAGAGAGAAGATATCAAGGACAAGGCTGGCAATTCTGTGGGCATTGTATCTAAGGTAAAGATTATAAAAAATAAGATGGCTCCACCTATGAAGGTTACAGAGTTTTCTATTCTTTACGGCAAGGGTATCGACGAACATGGCTGTGTTCTAGACGTTGCCTTGGATGCGGGAATTCTAACCCAAAAGGGTGCATGGATCTACTACAATGGCGAACTCTTTGCCCAAGGTAGAGAAAACGCCATTAATCAACTTAGAGAAAACGAAGAAGTCTTTTTAGATATGAAAGAAAAGATTAAGTCTATTTCAAGTTAATGTATATCTAATTATAGATTTACTATAAGGTTATGAAATTTGCTGGAAGATTCATGCAGGCAGCTGTTGATGCTGGTACGGCAATTGGTCGTTCCAGAAGAACTGCTATTGACCCAAGTACAGTAAGACGAATTGCTTCTGCGCGCCCTACTGCAACAGCTGCAGGATCAATTGCGCCAAGAATGGCAAAGCCCTCAGGCACCATAGAAGCCATCTTACCTAAAAGATCTATATCAATGGCCACAAGAGGGTCTGACCTATTAAGTATTGTTGAATCTGGAGAAATTAGCTCCAGAAAAGCAACTACTAGTGGCTATTTGGGTAATAAAAAATTCTTAGAAGAAGCTGGAGTGTCAGAAGAAGGAGGTTTTGGTGGATACAATGCCACTAGAGCTAGATTAGAAAGTGGTCCTCTTCAGGGGAATAGTAATTATGGATTCGTTAGAGCATCTGATGACGTAATTACAGCTGAGCAATATAGATCTTTCCGTGTTAATATGTCAGAACATGGTGAATTGTATTCATCAACAACCCGGTGCACAAAGAGCTACTTTTGAGCAGGAAATAGATGAACTTATGGGCGGTGCCATTGTAAACCTAAAGCACAATCCTAAGATGACATATACTTTAGGAGATAGTTATGGTCTTGACAGGCATGGTTTATTAGGAACATCAGGTGTACACCCAATGCCTCAGGATTTAGGAAAAGTACCCTTAGTAGCAGAACATAGACGAATTAATATCCCAGATGCTCCAGGTGGATATACTGAAGCTCAATTCCCAGATATTCCATTTGATTCTTCTGCAGTTGAATCAGTTGATTTGATTAGGCAGCCAGTTCAAGGAAAACCAGGATCAATTGCAAGTGCTGGTTGGGGCGCTGAATACTTAAACTTTGTTTCTCCTCAAGAGCAACTTGTAATGCAAAGAGACGCAGCTCAACGAATATCTGCAAGAGGTATTAAGGTAAACACTGGCACACTAAAGACCGGGCTTGATGCCGAAGGGGAACTGACAAAAACTTTTGTAAAAGATGATATTTCTTTAGCGGAATTAACTCAGGAACAATTTGACCAAAGACTTATGGATCTAACAAAAGAAATAAAAGCCAAGGAAGCGGCAGAAGCGGCTGCAAAAGCAGCAGAAGCGGCAAGAATAGCAAGCAGACAATCAGTTGTATAGTGTATAATATAGATAAATTATGTTAAGGAAAAAAGGTGTTAAACAGTAAATTAAATTTAATTCCATGTTCAGAGTGCCCAGTGCCAATGAATGTGATTATAAATGATTTAACAAAGAAAACAGACCAATGCCTACGTTTTGGTATTGAATGTCGTGAGTGTGGAGAAAAGTGGACGGAGCTAGTAGATGAGTAGTGAATTCGAAGAGATGTGGAAAGATTTCGAAAACTGGAGTAACTTAGAAGCCTGGAATCGAATCCAAAAAGATTATGATGTCAATCAACTAATGGGTATGATATCTGAACATAAGACTGTATACGAACCAAAGATAGCCAAGAGACGTATTGAGCCTAAGCCTGCCCAAAAGCTTGGAATAGATATCGACAGACTTGAAGCTAGACTTCATTCTCTAGCTGAAACTATTGATTATGTTTTGGATGATATCTATCTCTACAAGCGTAATCAGGACAATTGATCTTTTCTCTTTTTGAAGTACTATAGAAAAAGTCGTCGCCGCCAAAAATTTCATTTATTTTTTTTAAAATACGAAAGTAGGCTCTATGATGGATTTCTTTTTTAAGATGATACAGAAGTTCTTAGAAGGTAGAAAGTACGCTCAAGAACCCATGCCTGACTTTGAATTCGAAACAGACGACGAATTAGAAGACGTCATCATTACAGTTCACACAGATGATGATGAAGTGTTTACTATGAGTGTATTTACTAAAGATCAGTGGATGATGGTATGTGATATATGCGAACTCACCTCTCAGTCTCCTGAAGAGGTGGTCCGCTCTATGGATACAAGTTTGCCTAATGTATTACAGTTTAATAAGGATGACTTTAATTAAGCTCTACTAATTGTGATTCTACTGGTGTGAAGTAATCTACACAGTATCTATCGTACATCAACAAGCCACTGATCTCTAATGCCACTCTATTGGACATATGAGCTGGTATGCGCGTCTTAATGTACTGATTAGCTTCTGCTCCCTCAAAGTATCTATTAGATAGTTCTGGACGGGTATATAAATTGTAAATCGCACACTGCCCAAAGATTGAATTATATAGCTTTGTATCAAATGGGTTATTAACTAATACAACCGTGTCTAAATCAATACCACTGCTAACCCATAAAGAGTTAGCTAATTGACAGTCATCACCAATCCCGATGAACACAATATGTTCAAAGTCATACAAGTTTATAATTTTCTTTATAGGTTTAGCTATGTCTTTACGTAACTTATCATAATCACCCCTATAGAGAGATGAATCAAAGGTAGCTACTACGTGGTCATGTTTTAGCTGACCCATTAAGCTATCATCTATCTTCCATGGAGCTTTTGTTCTCAGGAACTTATCTGAACATATCACTAAGTTATTAGGCATTGTTGTTTCCATTTGTAGTTGTCTTTCTTTTGTTGAACTTGATATTAAAATAATAATAAGGTATCAGTAGTCATATGAGTCGTATTCGTAGTTATCCATGTCATAGTCGTATCTTTTATCATCTAGGTCAAATGAGCCCATGTCATATGATTCTAGGAACTCTTTCATTTCTTCGGCGGTTTCTATTCTAGCCATGTCTTCTATTGGCATTGAGTAGTTGTATGTATCTGACATGATGTTTTTCTCCTTGGTTTGTATGGTTTGTATCATGCGCGGATCACACTAGCAGGTGTGTATCACAAAAACAACTCCTAATAGGGATTTTTTTAGGGAAAAATTTTTGAGGGCGAATGGACTTCTATAAACATATATAAATTTCTAAGCTTATGAAAATTAGGAAAAATAGTGAGTTGGTACTAAGGGTAGTATAGACACTTTAAATTTATTTAACGTGCCCACGGGGGTATCCCCCTTCTATCGGTCAGATTGGATAGACCTTAAATGTCCATGATCCTTGGTTATTGGTTAACCCAAGTCAAACAAGTTAACTAGGAGACACGCAAGCCTTAATCGTGTGTACTAAGGAGGGCCATACTTGGCTACTTACACAACCAACAAACCTGTGCTGTCAGATACAGCATATGACCTATTCATGCGGGTAATCTCCGCTGCATCAGAGGGACGCTATTACTACGGTAATGGTGCCCTATGGTACATCAATGAATATGGTAGGAAGCTAGTAATAGATACTATCAGTAACACAGTGCAAGAAGTACCTCACTATGAAGGTAACATGTACACTGATCACCGTGTAGCATCTAGCCTACTCGACTTCCTGCGTCAGGCAGACACACAGAGCTATGTAGCTACACATACTGGTGGATCAATGGAATACTTCATTGCCCAATTGGTAGAGGCTGCTATGGCTAATCGTGTACTGTTTGGTAACGGTGCATACTACGTATTTGCCAAGGAGAATGGAACAGTAATCTGGTTAGATTATGTTTCAGGAAATCGTGGTGAAATACAGGTAACCACCATGACAAAGCTAGGATCATGGCAATATAGGGAAATGATGCAAGGTGCACGCATTCCTGAATACTCACGCCAGTGGATCCTAGAGCACAATGGTATTAACATTACCAAGTGTGTATACAGGATAGCTAGCTAATTAGCTACATACGACCTGGGTACGTCGTTAAACTGCCTATTTTATAATCAACCACAAACAAAGGAGAATACCCATGTCTACAGGCAAAGCGCTTGTTGGTATGTTAGTTGCCCTCTTTATCGGACTTGCCATTGGCTTGTTCGGTAAGTTGGGTATTGAACCTGTAAGTTGCTCTAGTGAGAGCGTCGTTGCAACATACGGCGATTCCTACTGGACTCTTGATTCCCTAGCTAACTGCAAGGGCGGGTTGAATAAGCAAGACAGAATAAACCAGCTCATCAATTTTAATGGTGGGCAAGATCAGATCCGTCACGGACAATTGGTTATATTCCCAACTAAGTAAGTAACTGACCTGGGCACGTCATTAAACTACCCACTCAATAACAACCAAACTATCCTAAGGAGGATAATCATGCGTACATCACCACGATGTGCTTCAGTAACCAAGGAAGGTAAGCAGTGCTTGCGCAGTGAAAATTGCCCTAAGCACAAGGAAGTAAATGCTCCATTGAAAGCAGCAAGGCTAGCAAAAGAAATCAAGTGGAGAAAAGCTATGAATAAAGCAGCAGCAAAGAAGAACATGAAGGCCAATGGTGGAGCTCAACTGCCACTCGGCCTTGATGATCAACCATGCACATTTGAAGAAGGTATGGCAATAGTGAACGCCATCTTCATTGAATTGCATGGCCGTCCATACCGAACCCTTAACAACAACGAAGGAGACAAATAATGAATAAGCCAACAACCCTGTTCCACGGAACAAACCGCAAGTTTAATGTGGGAGACCTTATTCTCCCTGCCAATGAACATGGCGGAACAATTAACTATTCAACTGAATACCTCAAGCAGTTGAAAGACTTTGCACACGCAACTATCCATATCACAGAAGCTGAACGGTATGCAGCTAATGCAGCACTTAAGAATGGTGGAACTGCCAATGTTTATTTGGTCCGACCATTTGATCCAGCAACCATGTTCCACGATGATGATGCGCCATATCCAGATTGGCACGATGATTCAGTAGATGGATGGAGCAGTGGAGCCTATAGAACACAAGATGCGTTTGTAGTAATAGCCATAATCAAAGAAGGAGAAAAGAAAATGCAGTTAGAAGATCCAGCAATCAAAGCAATGCACATGCAATTAACATCAAACAACAACAATGAAAGGGCAACAGCCATGAAAGCAATGAAGAGCACAGAAGCAACAC